GTGGCTAAGACCTATGACTTCCCCAGCGACCTCCTCGCCGGTCAGGAGGAGCTGCATCAGGTCCGGGCCGAGCTCCTGGCACTGCTGAAGCGGCTGCCCTGGTCGGTCGAACCCCTGGACGGTTTCAGTGACGACAACGGCTGGCGGAAGATCGAGCGTCCCGCCTCCCCGGGCTGGACTCCCGACGAACAGGCCGAGGTGGAGAAGCTCCGCGAGCGCGAGCGCGAACTCGCGGTCTTCGTGAGCTGCCACCGCTTCTGGGCGGAGGTCGCCACGGAGGAGAAGGTCGACGCCCGGACCCGGCTGAAGCACACCCGCGAGTCCTGAACACGACGAAGACCCCGGCCGGTCGGCCGGGGTCTTCGTCGTCCGCGGTGGGCATGGACGGTTTCGAACCGCCGACATCCTGCTTGTAAGGCAGTAGATCCCATAGACCTGCCGTTTCTCGTGGTTCCTAGTGGTTCCCGGTGGTCCCGACTCGCATCGCGGACCGTGCATCTAGTGGTTCCCGGTGGTCCCCTGCGGTTCCTTGGGGTCCTTGTGGACTCTTAGCGGATTCCGGGCCCGATCGGTCACTCAACCGCCCGGAGTCCACTTCCCTCGCCTCCCTCGCCGCTCAGGGCCCTGCGCACACGATCCCGGGCGCCCTCGCTGCCGTGGGTGTAGATCCACGTGACCTTGCCGCCGCGCTTCTGCCCGAGCATCGCCTGAGTGTCGACCTCGGCCACGCCGGCGTGGTGCAGACGGGTGGCGACGTCGTGCCGGTACTCGTACAGCCGCGGCCACCACTCCGTGCGACCCGTCTCCGGGTCCTTCACCTTGCGCGCCACCCCGGCCTGGTCGATCGCGTCCTTCCACGGCCGCTGGAGGTTGTTGACGTTCAGCGCCGCCCCTCGCGGCCCGCGGAACACCAGCTCCTCGGTGTGCAGGTCGTAGCCGTCGCCGACCGCCGACCGGGTGCGCTTCGGCTGCCACTTCTCCACCATGAACCGGATCGCCCCCAGCGCCGTCGGCGTCAAGGGCACCGACCGGAACCCGGCCTCGGTCTTCGGCGCCTCCTGCCGGCACAACCGTCCCCGGTCGAGGACGAGGATCTCCCGCACGTGGACGACCATCTCGTCCTCGTCGACGCAGTGCAGCCGCAGGCCCGCGTACTCGCCCGGCCGCATGCCCGTCTCGTACGCGAAGTCCCGGAGGATGACCTGGTAGTACTTCGGCAGCGCCGCGTGGATGAGCGCGTACTGTGCGGCCGTGGGCGGCTTCAGGTCGTCCGGGTGCTTCGCCCGGCGCGGCGCCGTGGCCTCCAGGTGCACGGCCGGGTTGACGGTGATCCGCTCGCCGTCACGGATGGCCGCGTTCAGGAGCGCAACAAGCAGCTGCTTCACCTGGCACTGCGTCCGGTAGCCCTTCACCTCGGTGGTGAGCCACTTCTGCAGGGCCATGTACTCCAGGGTGTTCAGCGGGTAGTCGGCCCACTTGGGCTGGATGTGGGCCGTCCAGATCGAGTGCTTTCGGTTGCGGGTCTTGATCGCCCCCTTCCGGCCCTCGACCTCCCAGAAGTCGGCCCACAGCTTGTGGAGGGGGATCTTCCCGCGCTCGGGGTCGCGGTAGGTCCGCTCGCGTACCGCAGTGCGCGTGCGGTCGAGGAAGGCTTCGGCGGCCTTCTTGCCGCCCTCCTCGATGGTGTAGTTCTTCGACTTCTGCTTGCCCGCGAGGTCCCGGTAGCGGGCCTGCCAGGAGCCGATGCAGTCGCGTCGCGGCCGGCGGTCGCCGTGCTCGGCGGGCGGGTACTTGGCCAGGCAGGTCGCGCAGCCGCAGCTCTTGCTGGGGATCTGGCGTGGGTTGTTCAGTGCCCTACGCGGCATTGCGCGGCACCTCCGCAGCGAACTGGTGGGCGTCCTGACGCGTCTGGAACCTCTTCGACCGCTGCTTGCGGTCGTTGAGGTAGCGGACGTACCAGGGTCCCTGGCATGCGGACTGCGCGGGGCGGGGGCCGTACGTGGACGGCGGATAGTCGATGAGGCAGTCGACGCAGCCGCACGTGCGGCTGCCGACCTGCTCGATAACGGGCTTAGGCACCGTTGATCACCTGCTCGCTCCTCTGCTGTGGGACGTACGCGAGGAGCCTGATTTCCTCCCCGCACCAGCAGAGTGCACCGGACTCGGGCTGGGGCGTGCCCAGTTCGTCGAGGAGGAAGCGGAGCGCCCGGAGCGCAAACGGCTCAGTCAGCTCGACGGGCAGGGTGATGAGGTTGCGGCCGGCGTCCCATGGCTCGGTGAGCATGGTGCGGGGCTTGTATTCGACGCTGATACACATGGGCAGTCCTCCCCCGGATTGCACGCGTGTGGCTGGTGCTGACCAAAGGGGGAGGAATCAGCGTGTGATCGACGGTAGCGCCTGCCGTGTGAATACGCGACCACTCTGAGCCATTTTTGTGGCCGGATGGGCACCTGGAGTGAGCGCGGCCTTCTTACGTAGACCTTCGAGCCAGGGCGAGGGTTGTAGACGAGTTCTTGACGGGCAATCAGACTTGATTGCTGTCGGCAACAGCCTCCGCCTGGATGATGAACAACCGCCGCTGCTCCTCGGTGAGGCGATCGAGGACCCACAGAGCGTGCTCGCGCTCATCACGGGTCTGCGGGGGAGGCACCTTCCGGCCGACCGCGGCGAGCAGGCGCTCCCTGCACTTGGGGTACGCATCACCCAAGGCGAGGACGGTTGCGTTCCGAGGGATGGCCTTGCCGTTCGCCCACGTGTTGACGGTGGAGACGTGCACGCCGATGGCGTCCGCGATGGCGGGCTCTTTGACGTCGTACTCGTCCTTGAGCGCGGCGAGAGCCTGCGCGAAGGTCTCGTCGGCGTGGGGGCGCTCGGTGTTCTCCACGCGCTAAGGGTGCCCATACCTTCTACTTTTTGCAAGCGAAAGTAGAAGCCTTGGCGTGAAGTTGGCGGCGCGCGACCTCCCCGTTACGCGCCGTTGTGCATGGCATATGCCTTCACTCTAGAACACGCATTCGATTTCCGCCAGAGTGGGCCGCCTGGCCTAGCGCGAACCGGAACCACCGGGAACCACCGGGAACCACCGGTTGACTCGCTTCGAATTCGAAGGTAGAAATATCGAAGACGCCCCACCCGGGGCGCCGAAGCCACAACCGGCACGGGGTCCCTTCATGCCAAAACTGCACCGCAAGGACGACGGAAGACCGATCAGAGCCGCCATGGCCCGCGCCGGCCTCTCCATCCCCGCTCTCGCCGAGGCGACGAAGAGGGTGGACCCGACCGGGAAGGGCGTCTCGCCGGCGACCGTCGGACGCCTCGCGGGGCAAGGGAAGACTGCCCGCAAGAGCTGCGAGTGGACGACCGCCTGGTTCGTCGCCGAGGCGCTGCACACGGAGACGAACGCCCCCCTCCAGGACCTCTTTGCCATGCCCTCACCTTCGACTTCGAATATCGAAAGGTCAACCCCCGATGCCCAGGAAGAGTGACCGCCGCGTCCCCCTCCCCGCCGGCCTCCTCCCGCTCCTGACCCAGCTCCAGCTGGAGACGTACTACGACGTCTCGGAGTCGACGGTCATGAAGTGGATCGAGGCCGGGATGCCGGTGGAGCGGCTGAAGAACACCGGCCAGCACAAGGAGTTCCGCCGGTTCGACCTGCACGAGGTCAAGGCGTGGATGGCCGAGCGCGAGCAGCTCGCCCACGCCTCCTGATCCACCCCTGAACGCGCCGAAGGGCCGCCCGCTTGTCCGGCTCGGCGACCCCACGACCGGCGCCTCAACACACACAAGAAAGCAGAGGTCACCGTGACCACTCAGATTACCGAACAGATCACGCAGACCCCGTGGGCTGGCGAGTACGTCCCCACCCGGTGGGAGCGGGTCCGGATCGCCGACCAGCGCCAGGCGCTCGCCGCGCTGGACCGGATCATGGAGCTGCACCCGGACCTGCCCGCCGCCTGCATCCAGCTGTCCTTCACCAGGCCGCTCGTCGTCGACGTGCAGTCGCAGACCTGGTACGCGCTGGAGGCGTGGCGGGAGGCGCTGAACGTGCCGCCGGGCGACGTGCAGCCGGGGAACTGCGCGCCCGAGCGGGAGCACATCGAGTTCGAGACCACGGTCGACGGCGTGACGGTGCGGGTCTGGATGATGGGCGACCTCGTCAAGGCCGACGAGGCTTCGGCGGTGTCGGCATGAGCGAGGTCCGAGACCGGCTTCTCCGGCTGATGCTGAACGCCACCGCCCGCCACGGCCTGCCGCTGACCGTCCAGCAGGCGCAGATCCTCGCCGCCGACGTCGCCCGCGACTTCGAGCCGCCCATGCAGATCCCGGCGCTCACCCGTCGCGAACTGGACGTGCTGCACGGGGTGTACCTCGGCGAGCGCGCCGTGGACACCGGGCGTCGGCTGTTCATCTCCGAGTCGACGGTGAAGGACCACCGCTGGTCGCTGCACCGGAAGTTCGGGGTGCGGTCGTCGGCTGAGGTCGTCGCGTTGGCGCTGAAGTGCGGTCTGCTGCGGCCCGAGACGCTGGCGGTGACCGCGTGAGCGCGGCGAAGCGTGTGGCGCACGCGGCGGAGACGATCCGGGCCCGCTGGGAGCGGGACGTCGAGTCGGATCCGCAGACGGAGGCGGCTCAGGCGCTGGAGGACGCGGGCCTGCTGACGGACGGCCCGGCGGTCGCGGCTCGCGAGAGCGAGTCGCAGGAGCCGAGGCGCGGCCCGTTGTGGTCGCTGCTGGAGTGGTCGTTCTGGGGCGCCGGTATGGGCGACGTCTTCCGTCTGCCGCTCGCGGACACGATGCTCGCCGCGATCTCGCCGGAGACGCAGGCGCAGGCCGAGCAGATCATGGCGGACTTCACTGAGCGCCGGAAGATCGAGAAGACCGGCGTGACGGTCTACCAGGAGCAGCGCGACGAGTTGGAGCGGCTGCGCTCCGAGGTGGCCGCGCTGAGGGCGGAGCGGCACTCGACGAACGAGTCGCTGTCGAAGGCGGCCGAGCAGCTGCGCGCGGACCGGGACCGGATCGCCGAGCTGGAGAAGCGCGAGGCAGTCGTCGCGGAGTTCGTGGCCGCGCGCGCCGAGTACATCACCTCCATTCGCAACTGCCACCCGGACAACGGCCACGACTACGACCGCTGGCAGGGACACGCCGCCGCACGTCGCCAGCTGGCGGAGCTGCTCGGGCTGCCGGTCGCCTGGCCGACCGAGGTGCCCGCGTCCGAGAGCGGAGCGGGGGCCACCCAGTGACCGCCCTGGACTGGGTGTTCGTCGCCCACATCCTCCTCGCCCTGGCCCTCGCCCTCGGCTGGCTCGACGCCCCCGTGCTCCTCGCCCGCCGTGCCCGCCGCCGTCCGGCCCGTGGCGCGTCGGAGATCCGGCACCCGGCGATGCGGGCGACCCGCACTCATCTCACCGCACACCCGCTGCCCCGGCAGCGCACCAGGAAGGACGGCGACTCGTGAACGAGATCGTCAAGCACCAGCCCGCCGCCGCACCCGTACTCGGCCGAGGCGGCGCCCTCTCCCTCAGCCACATGTCCCCCTACGAGGCGTGGCAGTTCTGCGAGTCCCTCGCCAACACCCCGCTCCTCCCCGACTCCTACCGCAACAAGCCCGCCTCGGTGCTGTGGGCGATGGAGTACGGGCGTGCCCTCGGCCTCGACGTCGTCACCACGATCAACACGATCCACGTCATCAAGGGCAAGCCCACCCAGTCCGCCGACCTGATGCTGTCCCGGGCCCGCGAGGCCGGGCACAAGGTCCGCATCCGGCAGGAGCCGGGGACGTGCACCGTCAGCATCTGGCGGTCGGACGACCCCGAGTTCGAGAACGCGGTCACCTGGACGTACGACGACGCGGTGACGGCCGGGCTGTGCGAGATGCGTGGCGGCAAGCCGTACTCCCGCAGCAAGCAGGGCGAGAAGCAGAACTGGGAGAAGTACCCGCGCGCGATGCTCCGGGCCCGTGCGATCTCCGAGTGCGTGCGTACGGCGTGCCCGGAGGTGCTGCACGGGGCGATCTACACGCCGGAAGAGGTCGGCGCGTGGGTGGACCAGGACGGCAATCCGGTGGAGCCGCCGATGGCCCCGGTGCAGCAGCTGCGGCCGGTGCAGCCGGGCCAGACCGACCAGTGGGCCACGCCCGGCCCGCAGCAAAGCGAATCGGCCATCTCGCCCGAGCAGGGCTACGCGGACACCGCTGGCACGACGACCAACCAGCCCGCCATCAAGGAGCTGTACCGGCAGGCGAACGCGGCCGGGCTCCTCGCGGCCACGGTGAAGGTCGGGGACGAGACGCAGGAGTTGGGCGCGTACCTGATCGCGCGTGGCAAGCAGCTCGCCGAGCCCGCGCCGGAGAAGACCGCCGGGGAGCCGAGCGAGGTCATCGAGGGCGAGATCGTCGAGAGCGGCCCCGAGGCGGAAGCCGCTGCCGCCGAGCAGGAGCTGCGCGCCGCCGCCGCCAAGGCCGGCCTCGACAACCTCGACGCCGAGTTCGAGCAGAGCTACGGCCTCCCCATCGCCCAGGCCGGCGCCGAGCAGCTGCGCCAGATGACCGGCCTGTTGACCGGCACCGCCGCCTGACCACACCACCCGCACCACGGGGGCGCCCCTGCCCAAATCAGGGGCGCCCCGCCCAAGGAGACCACATGTCCCTCAAGGACGCGGCCACCCGAGAGGCCGTCCTCAAAACCCTCCTCGACGCGGTCAAGCAGGAGTACGACGCCGCCCGCGCCGAAACCCAGACACTCCTCGACGCCGCCGCCGAGGAGAACGGCACCCGACAGGTCGCCGTCGCCATCCCCGACGGTCCGGACATCGCCACCGTCAGCCTCTCCGCCGGTGAAGGCGCCGCGAAGGTGATCGACGACGACGCGTTCACCGCGTGGGTCCGCGAGCACTTCGAGAGCGAGATCAAGCGGCAGCTGGTCACGACCGTGCAGCCCGCGTTCGCGAAGAAGGTTCTCGCCGAGATGACCGCTGCGAACAGCATCGAGTGGGCCGACCCGGAGACCGGCGTCATCCACGAGGTGCCCGGCGTCGCCATCGCCCCGGCCCGAGCCCGCACCCACTCGGTGCGCTTCAAGAAGGAGGGCCGCGAGCAGGTCATGGAGGCCTGGCGCGCGGGCCGCCTGAACGGTGTCGTCCTCCCGGAACTCACCGCCGGGGGTGCGGAGTGAACGCCCCCGTCCAGCCCGACCTCACCGGGCACGTCGAACTCCCCTGGCACCGCGGCCCGCTCGCGTCCTTCGACACCGAGACCACCGGCACACAGATCGACATCGCCCGCATCGTCTCCGCCGCCCTGATCCGCCCCAACGGCGAGACACTGCGCTGGCTGTCCGACGTCAACGGCCTGGAGATCCCCGCCGCCGCGACCGCCGTCCACGGCATCACCACCGAGCACGCCCGCGCCCACGGCCGCCCGGCGAAGCAGGTCGTCGAGGAGATCGCCGACGCGCTCGCCGGGGAACTCGCCGGCGGTCACACCGCGCTGGTCGTGATGAACGCGCCCTTCGACCTCAGTCTTCTCGATGCCGAGTGCGCCCGGCACGGCGTTCGCACGCTGGCCGACCGCATCGGGGACGTGCGGCCCATGGTCGACCCGCTCGTCCTCGACCGGGCCGTCGACAAGTACCGCAAGGGCCGCCGCAACCTGGAGTCCCTCGCCGCCCACTACGGCGTGCCCCTCGACGACGCGCACAACGCCGACGTCGACGCGCTCGCCGCGCTCCAGGTGGCCCGCGCGATCGGCGAACGGTACGAGGACCTCCAGGTCCCCGCGCGGGTCCTGCACGGCTGGCAAGTGGCCTGGCACGAGAAGTGGGCCGCGAACTACCAGCAGTTCCTGCGGAAGTCGCGGCCGGACGCCGTCGTCGAGCAGGGGTGGCCGGTCCGCCCGATGGGCGGTGCGGCGTGAAGATCGTCAGCGGCGCCAAGCACGCCGCCCTCCAGGACCGATGCGACCGCCTCGTCCGCGAGGCCGAGGCCGCCGAGAAGCACGCCGCAGACCAGCAGGCCACCATCCAGCGGCTCCGCAACCAGCTCGACCAGCAGCGCGACACCAAGCCCGACACCCCGGTCCAGCACCCGCGGCCCGCGGCCGGCGCCGTCGAACTCCAGCGGCGCCTGAACCTCGCCCTGCGCGCAAACGGCGAACTCGCGGAGCGCCTCGGCCAGATGCAGGACACGCATATCGCCGACACTCGCGAGCTGCACGACCTCCGGCAGAAGGAGGCGTCGTCGTGACGACCCTGTTCGACCTCAACCCGCAGGCTCCGGCCGCCCTCGTGGCGGCCGGGCCCCGGCCCACCACCGGCATCCCCAAGGTGATCGGCCTCGACGTCGCCATGGGCACCACCGGCATCGCAGGCGAAGGCTGGACCGACTACGTCAAGGCCAAGGGCACCAGCCAGCACGGCCGCTTCGAGCAGCAGCTCACTGGGATCGCCGACCACATCCGCAACGCGGCCTTCGTCGTCATCGAGGGCCCGGCGTTCTCCAAGAACAACAACGGGGCCGACGCGCTCTCGGCGATGCGGTGGATGGTCCGCCACGACCTGTGGAAGCGGAACATCCCGTACGCCGTCGTCCGGCCGGACGACCGGATCAAGTACGCCGTCGGGACGACCCAGCCCAAGGACCCCGAGACCGGCCAACGGCTCAAGGGCGACGCCCTGAAGGCCGTCGTCCGGCAGGCCGTCGCCGAGACGTACGGCGTCACGACCGAGGGCACCGCGAAGTACGACGAGGCCGACGCCTACATCCTCCTCGCGATGGGCCTGCACTGGCTCGGCTGGCCCCTGGCCGTCGTCCCGGACACGCACCGGCGGGCCCTGGACTCGGTGCCGTGGCCGAACCGCGAGGCGGTGACCGCACGATGAAACCCGACCAGGCCGCCTGGGTCCGCGAACACGTCTGGCCGCCGGTATGGCTGAGCAACCACAACCACATCCCCTCAACCACCTTCGCGTGCGCCTGCCAGGCACCCCCCACCCTGGCCTGCCACCACGGCCGCCACCGCGCATGCCAGACCGGCGAGTTCCTGGCCAACGAGACCGTCATCCAGAACAGCCGACTGCGGCCCGCGCAGTTCCCCGAGCCGTACGCCCACCGCACTCCGGAGGACCGGCACGGCCGCCGCCTGATGCACGGCCGGAACGTCCTGGCGTGGGTGTGGCTCATCGGGACGCCGTGCCGGCAGATCTGCCCGTGCGCCTGCCACCAGGCGGTCCCGATGCCGACGCCCACGACGGTTGTGGAGTCCGTCCAGCTCGGGCTGTTCGAGGCGGTGGCCCGATGACCCTCGCCTCGACCTACGGCCTCACCACACCCCGCGCCGACGACTGGCGTGGCTCCGCAGCCTGCCGCAACGAAGACCCCGAGGTCTTCTTCAAGAGCCCCGACCTCGCCAAGACGTTCTGCGACCGGTGCCCCGTCACCGCCGCCTGCCTCCGGTTCGCCCTCACCAACCACATCACCCACGGCGTCTTCGGCGGCCTCACCTACAAAGAACGCCGCGACGTCCGCCGGCGCCAGATCCGCGCCACCCGCAACCGGCCGCTGAAGACGGAGGTGCTCAAGCTGCCCCCGCCGAAGACCCTGCGGGAGGCATTCGACCGCCGCACCGAGGCCACCGACGACGGGCACCTCCGCTGGCTCGGCTCGAACCAGTTCAAATTCCAGGCCGAGCAGCACCGTCCGCTCCGCACCGCGTTCCTCCTCGGCCACGGCCGCGAACCCGAGGGAACCGTACGCCGCACCTGCGGCCGCAACTGCGTCCTCCCCGCGCATCTCACCGACGCGATCATGCGCGACGCGGAAGACCTGTGCGGCACCGTCCCGGGCTACAACCGGCACCGCCGCCGAGGTGAGGAGACCTGCGCGCTGTGCAGGCGGGCGAACGCTGACGCGGACAACCGGCTCCGCCGCACCGGCACCACCCGGGTCGCGGCGTGAGCGCCCGCATCCCGGAGCCCTGCGACATCCCCGCCGACCACGAGGGGCCCGTCCGCTTCTACCGAACCGGCTGGAAATGCGAACGCCACGCCCCCACCACACCTACCGCGCCGAACCAGGCCGCGGAGACCCACCGGAAGGAACCCAGCACGTGACCGTCAACCAGCAGACCGGCGAGATCCACCAGGCGCCCGTCGCCGCCTTCCTCGGCAGCCACCTCAACGGCCGCACCGACGAAGAACTCTCCGCCGAGTTCCACCAGCTCCTCGACGCCGTCCGCGCCCACGGCAAGAAGGGCTCCATGACGATCACCATCGTCGTCGACCCGCCCGCCAACGGCGTCGACTCCGCCCCCATGCCCATCGGCGTCGAGTCCGCGGTCAAGGCCCCCAAGCCCACCCCGGTCAAGTCCCTCTACTTCCTCGACGACGACGGCCAGCCCGTCCGCGAGGACCCCCGACAGACCCAGCTCGACTTCCGCACCGCCCCCACCACCGACACCTTCAAGGACGCCTGACCATGCCCATCTACACGCCGCTCGACGCCGCCCCCACCTCCGGCGAGACCGACACCATCGTCCGCACCGCCCTCCGCGCCGCGGAGCCCAAGCAGGTCGAACTCGGAAACGTCTACGTCGTCGCCACCGCCAACGGCGAAGTCCAGACCATCGACCTCACCGGCGACCGCTACAAGGACTTCCCGGCCCGCAAGTACGGCGCCGTCGTGGTCCGCGACGCCGTCTCCTTCCTCGCCTACTGGGCCAAGCACAGCGACACCAGCAGCGAGGTCTACGCCGACGCCGAGAAGCTCACCGTCACCGCCGTCCTCGACGCCCACCACCCCGAAACCGCACGCTGGGGCGGCCACCGCCTCTCCCTCCAACTGCGCGCCACCGACGCGTGGAAGCAGTGGCTCGCCCTCGACGGCAAGCTCATGGACCAGGAGCGGTTCGCCGAGTTCATCGAGGACCACCTCCCCGAACTCCTGGAGCCCAACTCCGCCACCATGCTGGAGATCGCACAGTCCATTTCCGGCGTCGCCAAGGCCGAGTTCCAGTCCGGCACCCGCCTCTCCTCGGGTGAGCGCAGGCTCGCCTACGTCGAGACCGTCACCGCGAAGGCCGGCCAGAAGGGCGAGCTGGTCATCCCCGAGACCTTCGTCATCGGTCTCGTGCCGTTCGAGGGCAGCGAGGGCTACAAGCTGACGGCCCGGCTCAGGTACCGCATCAACGGCGGCCCCCTCCAGCTCGGTTACAAGCTGGAGCGCCCGGCCGACGTCCTGCGCACCGCGTTCGAGGACGTCGTGAAGGCGATCGGCGCCGAGATCGACACCCCGGTCATGAACGGCACCCCCGCCTGATGGCCGCCCGGCCGCGGGGCAGCACCGGCCCCCGCTGCCCCGCGTGCCGGGCCCCCGTCATCACCCAACTCGACGGCCACCGCGCCGCCCTCAGAGCCACCGTCGACCTCACCGCCCTCACACCCGCCGAACAGCAGGCCGTACGCGAACCGAACCGGCTCGTCTACTGCCTGATCACCCGCCCCCACTGCCCACCCCGCATCCGCTCCATCAGCCCCTGGCACCCGCCCGACTGCCCCCACCCCCACGTCGCCGAACACCGCTGCCCGCCCGCCGAACCCACCACTCTCTTCTGAGGAGACCGCCCCGTGGACAACGTCCGCCACATGCCGCGCGACCAGGCGGACCAGGACGGCCTCAACCGCACACCCCCACACGACATCGAGGCCGAAGAGTTCGTCGTCGGCATCGTCATGCACTCCAAGCAGGCATACGACGAGTGCTCCCTCCTCATCACCCGCGAAGACATCTACAACCGGTCCCTGCGCCTGATCTGGGACACCGCCGCCGGCATCCACGCCACCGGCCAGCCCTGCCACCCCGCGCTCATCCGCGCCGAACTGGAGAAGCGCGGCGAACTCCCCCGCGTCGAGGGCGGCAACCTCATCTACCGCCTCGGCAGCAGCCCCATCAGCCCCCTGATGGCCGCCTCCTTCGCCGAGCGCATCGCCGAGACCGCACGCCAGCGCCGCTACGACGAACACTCCACCGCCCTCAAGGCCGCCATCGCCCGCAGCGCCGACGGAGACGAACTCGCCGCGATCGTCGCCGAGTTCCAGCAGGCCGAAACCCTCCGCGAGAACACCGGCCGCGGCCCCTCCCACCTCACCGCCAGCCTCCTCGACTGGGGCACCTTCTTCGCCACCGACTTCGGCGCCATCCAGCTCCTGCCCGGCAAGCTCATGGGTCCGGGGCAGCAGATCACCCTCGTCGGCGACGGCAAGGCCGGCAAGTCCCTGTTCACGCAGGAGTGGATGTGGCGCATGGCCACCGGGCAGGGCTTCCTCGGCGACCACCCGCAGGCCCCGGTACGGATCCTGTACCTCGATGCCGAGAACGGCCAGGAACAGGTCCAGGAACGCTTCCTGTCCTTCGGCGCCGGGCCGCGCGCCATGGGCGAACTCCGCTACGCCAGCTTCCCGCCCGTCCGCCCCCTCGACACCGCAGGCGGCGGCGCCGACCTGATCGCCCTCGTCAAGGCCACCGGCGCCGAGCTGGTCGTCATCGACACCGTCTCCAGGTTCATCTCCGGCCCCGAGAACGACGCCGACACCTGGCTGAACCTCTACCGGCACACCCTCCTGCCGCTGAAGCGCGACCGCATCGCCTCCGTACGCCTGGACCACTTCGGCAAGGACAAGGACCGCGGCGGCCGAGGCTCCTCCGCCAAGACCCAGGACGTCGACCACGTGTGGGAGCTGGCCGCGCACGGCGGCGGCAACCTCACCCTCAAGCGCACCCACACCCGCACCGGTATCGGCCCCGACAACTTCACCCTCCTGCGGCAGGCCCAGCGGGACGGCGAACACTGGGCGCTCGGCGGCACCCGCCACGTCCTCATGACCTGGGAGACCGAGCCCGGCACCGAATCCGGCTTGGCCGCCGTCCCCGGCACCGTCGAGCACCTCGTTGCTCAGCTCGACAAGGCCGGCGTCCCCACGGACTGGGGCAGCCCGCGCGTGATCAAGAGGTGCGCCGACCTCGGCATCCAGGCCCGGAAGTCGAAGATCGAAGAAGCGGTACGAATCAGGAAGAACCGGGCCCCCTCTCACCTCCCCCCGCACCTCCCCCCTTCAACATTCAACGAAACTCCCCCCATTTTCGGGGGACCCCCCGACGAAACCCCAGGTCAAACATCCCCCGGGGATGTCGGGGGGACCCTCCCCCCGGTCCACACAGCACCTCCCTCCCCCCGTCCCCCCTCTAAGGAGGGGGGAGGGGGTGCGGACGTCCCCCGAGACGCGAGTGACGACAGCCCCGCGTGCGACGTCTGCGACAAGCCCCTCCACGGCTACCGACTCGACCGCGGATACACCACCTGCCTCGCCTGCGACCCCGAAACCGGCAGCCACCCCGACCGACCCACACACCCCGCCGCCTGAAAGGACCCGCCATGACCACCAACACCACTGACCAGAACGCCCCCGAGACCCGCACCCTCCACAGCCCCAACGGATGGACCCTCCCGTACCTGGAGCCCAGCCCCCAGGACTGCACCACCAACCACGCACCCGAACACGCCACCCTGCCGCTCTGCACCGACACAGCCGTGTGGAAGGTCGTCGAGCTGTACGACCTGCACGCCACCCTCAGCTTCTGGTGCGACAGCCACCTGCCCGACGAACACCGGCCGGCCACAGCCGCCTGATCCGCCGCCCATCCGGTTCCGGACACCCACGCGCACAGACAGGACACCCCGTGACCAACCAGCCCGCCCCACAGCCCGAGACCGCCCGCGCGCTGCTCTACCGCCACGGCCTCCCCGAGGACGTCCTCGACGGCGCCCTCGCCCTCTTCGCCCAGGAGCTGGCCGGGAAGATCCGCGCGCACCGTGACCACACCCGTGGCGCGGTGCAGGCGACGAAGGTGATGGACTTCGCCGCCGACTTGATCAGCCCGGAGAACTGGGCCCGCACCGAGCCCACGCCGTGTACCCAGCCGAACCCGTGCGAGGCTGGCGAACTCTGCGCCACCCACGAGGAGGAGCAGGCCCACGCCGAGGGCGAGCACGAGTTCTGCGGCATCACCTGCGAGACCCAGATGCCCACCGCGCCCATGCGGAACTCGATCGTCGTCCACGGCATTCCCGGCACCGCTGGCATGCTCGACGAACTCCTCCGCCGCGCTGCTGCTGGCCTGCTGCCCGCCGTCGAGGAGCCTGGGCCTGATGTCGTGGCCTACCGGGACCCCGACAAGCACGGTGCTTTGTGGTGCCGCAAGCACGGTGCCCGCTGGTGGGGCCTGGTCCGGCTCACGTCGGAGGATCTCCCGGACGGAGGCGTGTGCGGTGACTGCGGCGTGGATGTCCTGATCTCGCAGGGTGCTGCCGAGGCGCAGCAGGACGGGGCGCGCCCGTGACCGCCGCGCGGATCCTCGGCGTCACCATCGCCGCCGGCCCCCTCCTCGGCGCCCTGCTGCTCCTCGCCGTCGGCTGGTGCTGGGGCCACCTCAGCGCCCGCGTCCGCGTGGTCGTCGTCGGCGCCACCGCCACCCAGGACGACGCCGCGCTCCTCGCCCACGAACGCGCCCGCTTCGACGACCTCGTAGCCCAACTCGACGTACCCGACGACCTGAAGAGGCCCGAATGACCGACCGCGAGCCCGACGACGGCCCCAGGTGCGGCACCGCGCCCGACTGCGACGGCCAGTGCTGCAAGCTCGCCGAGCCCCGCGACGTGGTGCGCCAGGCACGCCTCGACAGCCTCGGCATCCTCCTCACCCGCATCGCCAACGGCCGCACGCTCACCCCGGAGGAGGCCAGGCTCCTGGTGGAGCACGTGGGCGCCGAGGTCAGCGAGTCCACGACGGCGCGAACCGCTGGCGCCGACCTCACCCACCGCGCCGAGCGGGCCGAGGCCGCCGTTGAGCGCGTGCGCGCCCTCCACCGCCCGGCCGACGACTGGTCATGGCAGACGTTCGGCTGCGGCCACGACGACCGTCACGAGCAGCTCTGCGCCTACTGCCGCGCCTGCTACCCCTGCCCGACCCTCGCCGCCTTCGCCGAGCCCAAGGAGCACTGACCCATGGCCGAGATCACCCCGCAGCTCACCGACGAGCAGCGCGAACAGCTCCTCCGCTCCGTCGCCAACGTCTCCGCCGCACTTCGCGAACTCGTCGAGGCATGCCTGCCCGCCGTCCAGGCGGCCGCGCAGCAGTTCGCACAGATCACGCAGGCGCTCCAGGCAGCGGGCTACCTCGACGAGGACGGCAAGCCAGTGAAGCGCCCCGACCGCCCCGCCTGGCAGTCCCCGTACGGGCCCGCACCGAGGAGGCGCTGACCATGGCCAAGATCCGCACCGCAGCCCGCTGGCTCACCGACGAATGGCCCGTCCCCCGCTGGCTCTGCCTGATCTTCGCGATCGGCGCCGTGACCGACGTCATCACCCGCTGAACATGCGCGAGGGGCGCGCCCACAACCTCCCCAGGCCGGGCGCGCCCCCAGGTGCTGACCACCGTACCCCCAGCACCACAGGAGCCCTGCGATGGCCACCACCGCCCAGCAACACCTCCAGACCGTCATCGACAACTGGAGCCACCTCGCCGACATGCTCGACACCCACGTCTCCGCCCCCTGGCCCCCCTCCGGCCGAATGAACGACTACATCGCAGCCCTCGACTACGCCGACGCCCAGCAGATCCACCGCGCCCGCGGCGGCCGAGACGAACTCGAGGTCGGCGCCGGCCGAGCCCCCCTCAACCTCGACGCCCTCGACGCCATCCGCACCACCGAACTCGTCCTCATCGGCACCGCCGACCACCTGTGCAGCCTCGTGCAGCGCTACCCCCTCAGCGTCGACACCGGGCGCGGCTGGACCGACGACATCCACCGCCAGGCCGCCCTCATCGCCACCCGGGACCAGGCCGACCCCCGCCGCTGGTCCCTCACCAACACGGCGACGCGGACGCCTTCGCACGCTGCCGTATGGCTCCTGCACCGGCTCGACGACCAGCCCGGCCCGTTCCGGCCGCTGACCAGCGACCAGCGGCGCTACGTCGAGAACGTGGCTCGGGAGGCCGGGGAGCGCGTGGGGCGTGCGCTGGTGATCCTTCGGAAGTCGAGTCGGGCCGCGTACCCGTGCCCGCACTGCCGGAAGCGGGCGCTGGACGTGTCCGGTGGCGACGGGCAGCCCGCGTCGGTGGCGTGCGGGGCGTGCGGGCGGACGTGGGTGGAGACGCCGGCCGCGGTCGCCTGAGCACGACGAAGCCCCCGCCGACGCGTTCGGCGGGGGCTCGCTGCGTCCGACTACTCCTCGGACGCCTTCTTCTTCGGCCGCACCGTGCCCGAGGACGAATGCCCCTTCACGATCGCCTGCACCGTCGTGAAGTGAACACCCAGCTCGGACGCAACCGACCGATACGTCGCACCCTCCCGGGCCAGCAACTCCAGCACCGCCGCCTGCCGCAACTCCTTCAGCTGCTTGTTCCGGTCCGGCAGGTTCTTCAGCACCACACCGACCTCACGCGCCCGCTCGGACGGGTCAGCGATCTGCCCAAGTGCATCGATCGCGTCGAACACCCGCTGCGCCTCCTCGCTCACACGGCCCCTCTCCTTCGGCGGGCCACTTGCAGCACAGTAGGGGGACCCCCTACGGTGAAGCAAGGCAGCCCATGGACTGTCTATGCACAACGGCCCTGTCCCGCTGAGTTGGCGCTCCGGGACAGGGCCAGGCCCACCTACAACCACGACGAAGAGGCAGGCCCTGATGGCCAACCGTACCGACCACTCCAGCCCCCAGCCCAGCCCCGCCGAGCGGATCGCCGCCCTCCAGCAGCAGGCCGCCGACGACTACGCCCGCTACCAGGCCCAGCGCGCCGACGCCCGCGACCAGCTCGCGTTCGCCCGCATCCACGGCAACGAGCAGGCGGGCAACCGCTGATGGGCTTCCGCAGCTTCGCCCGCAGCCTCCTCCCCGGCAACGACCACCAGCTGGCCGCCGAGCAGTACGCCGGCCGCGAGTCCGCCACCGAGACCGCCGCACGCAAGCGCCGCGAAGGCCACCGCGCCCGCGTGGCCCGGCACGGCGACAACGCCGGGACGAAGATCCCGCGCAGCCTCCGCAGCCGCGCCTTCTGACCCACCCAGACCGCCGCGCCCCCGCGAAATTCCCCCCGCGGGGGCGCGGCCTCGCTCCCGGAGGAGCACGTGAAGACCCGCACCACCACCCAGCTCGTCCCCCACACCGTCGACGGCAAGACCCGCATGATCCCCGTCAAGGTCGACACCCCCGCACCCCCGCGCGACTGGGACCAGCTCGTCCTCAACGGCGTTACCGGCATCGCCGCCCTCGTCCTCCTCGCCTCCGTCATCTGGTCCACCGCCAGCATCGGCGACCTCCTCGCCCACGTCGTCCACCCCGCCGCCGCCTACGGAGCCGCGATCGTCTTCGACCTCGTGTGGATCGCCTGCATGGCCGTCGAATGGCTCGCCCGCAACGACGCCGACGGAGCACCCGGCGCCCGCCGCGCCGGCCGCCTCTCCCTCCTCGTCGCCATGGCCGCCGTCGCCGCACACGGCTGGCTCGCCGGATACATCGTCATCGGCATCGTCGGCGCCGTCGTCTCCGCCCTCGCCAAGGGCCTGTGGACCGTCGTCCTCAACCACCAGACCCCGCCGCTCGACGAACGCACCCGCGCCTGGATCCACGCCGAACTCGCCGAGGCCGGCGCCTCCCTCGCCCTGATCCCCGTGCGCCGCCGACTCCAGCGCGCGCAGGGCCTCGTGGCCGCCGAGCGGGCCGCGATCGCCAGTCCGGACACCGATCCGGACCAGTCCGGAGAGTCTGCGGACGGTCCGGACGACGAGGAGCAGCCGTCCGCCACCGGCCCGATGACCGTGAAGGACGCCGTCCGGACCGCCCTGGACTCCGGCATCAGCAATCCGGAACGCGTCCTCGCCTACGTCCACAAGGTCGCCGACGCCAACGCCAAGCCCGAGACCGTCGCCCGATATATCCGCCTCGCCCGGACGGCCAGCTGATGGGCGCGCAGCCGTCGCCCGGCGGTGACGAGCTGCGCGCCCGCCACTACCTCCACCGCCTCGGCGCCCGCCCCATCGGCCACCAGGAGCCACCCATGCCCGACAACAACCGGCCGGTCCTCCCGACCCGCATCATCCCCGCCGGCGCCCCACTGCCCGCCCGACCCCCCGAGCCCGGCGAAGCCCCGCCCTGGCGCACACCCCCAGCGCCCCCACCGCCCGTCATCCCGCCCGCCGCGCCCTGGCCGCCGCCCGCGCCGACGCCGGGCCCGATCGAGGTCCGCGTCACCGTCGCACCCGCGCCCATCCCCGAACCCGACCCCGCGCCCGGCCCGTGGGCCCGCCTCTGGGACCGGCTCGTCACCTGGCGCATGATCTCCGCGATCCTCGCAGCCCTCCTGCCCTGGGCCAACGGACAAAGCCCCGTCGGCATCTGGTCCCACACCGTCCACCAGGCCCGCACCGAAGCCGGCATCGCCGCCGCCTACGTCATCGCCACCGTCGCCCTCACCGCCGCATGGGCCCTCGACCGGCGCACCGGCCGCTGGCTGCCCCGCTTCCTCCTCGTCACCGCCAGCCTCGGTGCCCTCGGCGTCCTGCACTGGTGGGACCCGATCCTCGCCCTGACCGGAGTCGTCCTGTGACCGCCACCACCACACTCACCCTCGGCGGACTCCTGTTCGCCCTGATCATCCTCACCTGCAACCTCTACCCCTGGTGGACCGGCAACCGCGAGATGAGCCAACTCGCCGCCTTCGGCAAGGGCTTCGGCGCCGCCGCCTGCGCCGCCGCCTGCCCCGGCGGCATCCTCGGCTGGGCACACTCCCGCTCCGGCACCCTCGGCAACGGCGTCGGCGAACGCACCAGCCAGGCCACCACCGGCACCGCCTCCGGGCAGAGCCTGACGTCCGGCCAGCTCGCCGGCCTCGGAGCCACCGGAGCCGTCATCGTCGTCATCGCTGTCACCCTCGTCGTCCTCGCCTACAAGGCCGCGGGGAAGAAGGACAAGCGGCGCATCCTCGGCGGCGCCTACGTCGGCTCCACCCTGTGCCTCACCGCGGGCGTGGCCGGCGCCCTCGCCTGGCTGCCCCCGGCCCTCAACGGTCTCGGTGACGGCGTGGTCGCCGCCGTGCAGGGGGCGGGGATCCTGTGACCCGCCTTGCGCGCGCCGCTGACCGGCTGGCCGTCGGCTCCCGCGCGTACGCCCGCCGCATGGGCACCCGGGCCGCAGCCTGGTGCGCCCGCGGCCGCCGCCACGACCTCACCGGGTGGAGGGCTGTGCTCGGCATCTTCGTGCGCCTGGCCCTCCTCGGCCTCGGCGTGTACCTCCTCGCCCGGATCGTGCGCGCCCTGCCGTCGGCGATGTGGCTGATCACCGGCTGGTGGACGGTCGCCGCCTGGCGCGCCGGGAAGCCCGCCGCCGAGCCTGCGGAGGAGGAGCCGGAGGAGGCCCCGACCGCCCCCGACGTGGAGGCCGTCCGGACGCTCCTCCTCGACCTCATGGGGACCGGCAGCGGGGTGCACCTCCGCACCGTCCTCGCCCACCTCCAGCAGCACGGCCAGTGGGAGGGCCGCACGGTCACCGATCTGCGCGCGCATCTGGGGCGCCTCGGGGTGCCCCACGACGCCCGCGTGAAGGTGGCCGGGGTGCCGACCTGGGGGGTGCGCCGCAGGGACCTCGAAGCCCCCTCCCCGGCCGTCGCCCAGGAAGCGTCTCCCGGCGCATCTACCGCCGCCTGACCTGCACGTCTACCGGCTCGTCTACCGCCATCTACCCGCCCATCTACCGGCCGTCTACCCCCGATTGTCAGACCCAGAGAGGACCCTCAACCCATGAGCGCTCTGCCGCACGACCCGTACATCACCGCCGTCTGCGACGCCCTCACGGCCGCCGAGCTGGGGCCCACCGATCACTTCACCGACGACTCCGACACCCGCGGAAGCCACTGCTACCTCCGCGCCGTCATCACCCTCGACCCCGACCCCGCCCGCTGGCCGGACGGGCTGATCCTGATCTGGGAGTGGCACACCGGCGTCGAAGCCGCCGGCGGTGAACCCGACCGCGGACCGTCCTGGGAGTGGGCGCCGCTCGTCGACTCCCACGGCCAGTGCGGCGAACGCCAGCCGTTCACCGCGGCCGGCTACCCCTCGCCGGACTACGTCGTCGAGTCCGTCTGCGCCCTGATCGAGCGCCGCAACCAGGCGACGCCCGCGGAGCGGTGGGAGCACGCTGCCGAGTTGGACACGGCGTGCGAGGAGTGGGGCGTCGCGGAAGCCTCCGAGTCGTGACGCGCCTCCCGTAGTTGCATTTCGGACGATCACGCGTCATCCTGGCCCCACGTCCGGCGTGCCCGGACCCGAACACTCCGAAGGCCCGCCACCGCGCGGGCCTTCGCCATTCGTCACAGAACCGCCACAACGCCCCATCCCGGCACGCCACGCTGCAACCCTGGCCCCCTCTCATCAGCACGCACCAGGGGGCACCACATGGGATTCCTGAACGACGCCAAGGCCGCCACCGCCGAACAGGCCGCAAAGAAGGCGTACGACGAAGGCCGCCACGTCCTCACCTTCAAGATCATCGAAGCCAACGCCAGCCACCGCTCCACCGGCCTCATGTCCGGCGTCGGCGAGCAGATCGAAGCCATCGAACGCCAGGGCTGGACGCTCACCAACATGGCCGCCGCCGAGGGCAAAGCCCTGACTGGCGACCGCACCGCACTCGTCTGCCTCTTCCGCCGGCGCTGACCGCGCCCCACTGACTGGCCCGGCCGTTCACCCCGTGCGGCCGGGCCTCTGCGTGCCCGGAGGTGACCATGCCGAACCAGAACACCAACCCGGTCACCGCCGAAGAACACGCCGAGATCCGGCGCCTGCACGCCCAGGGCATCGGCCGCAACGAAATCGCCCGCCGTATCGGCCGCGGCCCCCGCACCGTCAGCGAGTACTGCGAGCGCGAGGGCCTGAGCTTCGACCGGACCGCCACCGCAGCAGCCACCGAAGCGAAGAAGATCGACGCCAAGGCCCGCCGCGCGGCCCTGATCGACCGCGCGTACACCCGAGCCGAGCGCATCTTCGACCGCCTCGAAGCTGACATGGTCGACGGCTACAAGTTCACCTCCACCACGGTCAACGGCATCGAGACCGAGCGGCTCGACCATGTACCCGCGCCCGAGGAACGCTCCCTCGCCACCGCCGTCGGTCAGTACCTCACCCAGGCCGCCAAGCTCGAAGCGCTCGACTCCGACGGTGGCGTTGAGGACGCCGAGTCCATGCTCGGGAAGCTGATGGTCGGCCTCAAGGTGGCGTATGACCGGGCCAGCGAGGGGGTCGCCGGCGAGGAGGCGGAGGGTGAGTCTCCTTGATGCGCTGCCGCTGTCCGCGAAGCAGGTCGTCTCGATCGTTGAGGCCGTCGCACGCATCAACCTGTGGGAGGGGAGCGTCCGGTCCGGGAAGACCGTCGCGTCCCTCGTCCGCTGGCTGATTTACGTAGCGACCGCGCCCAAGGGCGGCGAGCTGGTCATGGTCGGCCGCACGCGCGACAGCCTGTATCGGAACATCATCGCCCCCCTGATGAACCCGCTGCTGTTCGGCCCGCTGGCTCACCAGGTCCGGTACAACCCGGGCGCGCCAATCGCCTACATCCTCGGCCGGCCGGTCCACGTGATCGGCGCGAACGATGCCAAGGCCGAACCGAAGATCAGGGGCATGACGTGCGCAGGCGCGTACGTCGACGAGCTGACCACGCTGCCGAAGCCGTTCTTCGAGCAGCTGATCGCCCGCTGCTCGGTCGAAGGATCGATGATCTTCGCGACAACGAACCCGGACAACCCGGGGCACTGGGTCCGCCGCGACTACATGAAGCGCGCCAAGGCCGTGCAGCTCAAGTCCTGGCACTTCGTCCTCGACGACAACCCGTTCCTCGCGCCGTCCATCGTGGCCGGCCTCAAGGCGACGTACACCGGGCTGTTCTACCGACGGAACATCCTCGGGCACTGGGTGCAGGCCGAGGGCGCGATCTACGAAGCGTTCGACGAGACGCGGCACGTCGTCCGCGACGTCCCGCACATCGCGCGCTGGCTGTGCGACGCGATCGACTACGGCACCACGAACCCGTACGCGGACCTGCTGATCGGCTTGGGCGTCGACCAACGGCTGTATGTGGTCAGCGAGTACCGGTGGGACTCGCGCGCGGAGCGACGGAAGAAGACCGACGCCGAGTACAGCCAGGCCCGCAAGCGCTGGCTCGCCGGGGTGCCGCACCCGCAGACCAACGTGATCGGCGTCCAGCCGGAGTGGACCGTCGTCGACCCGTCCGCAGCCTCGTACGTCGAGCAGCTGCACCGCGACGGCGTCCACGGCGTCACCCCCGCCGACAACACCGTGTTGGACGGCATCCGGACCGTCGGATCGCTCATCTCCGCCGGCCGCCTCCTCGTCCACGAGTCCGCGCGCGGCCTGATCGAGGAGATCCCCGGCTACAGCTGGGACGACGAGAAGGCGGAGAAGGGCGAGGACGTCCCGATCAAGCTGGACGACCACTCCTGTGACGCGCTGCGGTACGGCGTCCGTACGACTGAGGCCCTGTGGCGGCCGCACATCCCGATGCTCCTGGAGGTGGCCGCATGACGATGCGTCTCGGCCGGGTGCCGCCCTTCCCTCGCTGGACAGGGATGAGCGCCCGCGCCTCGGGTCCCCACGACAGCCCCGAGGGCGGCCTCGTCATGACCGTGACCGTACGACTCACCCGCCGCGCTCGCCTGTGGGCCCGCTGGCGCAAGTTCCTGGGGAGGTGACCACGTGCCGCTGCCCACCGCAGACACCCCGTGGCCGCCCACCGACGACCGCGTCCAACACGCCCTCGCCGACTGGGACGCCTGGTACGCCTCCGACCCCGACCGGCTCGAAGCCCGCTACTCCGGCCGCGGCTACCGCGAAGCCGTCGACCGGCCCTCCCAGCACCGAGGCGGAGTCGTCGGCCGCCTCGCCCGCTGGTTCTGGGGCAACCCCACCCCCGAGGGCGAGAAGCGCGACAAGCTCCACGTCCCACTCGCCGGGGACATCGCCCGCACCTCGTCGGAGCTGCTGTTCTCCGAGCCCCCCAAGCTCCTCGCCCCCGAGGGCGCCAGCGACGCCACACAGCAGGCCCTCGACGCGCTCATGGAGAACGGCCTCCAGCCCACCCTCCTCGAAGCCGGCGAGATCTGCGCCGCGCTCGGCGGCGCGTACCTGCGCGTCGTGTGGGACGACGAGGTGTCCGACCGGCCGTGGATCGACACCGTGGCCGCCGACCGCGCCGTTCCCACCTTCCGGTACGGCCGCCTCGCCGCGGTCACCTTCTGGACCGTCCTGGAGACCGAGGGCCGCAACGACAACCGGGTGTTCCGGCACCTGGAGCGCCACGAGAAGGGCCGGATCTTCCACGGCCTGTACGAGGGCTCGACGACCAGCCTCGGCGGCGTCCGGCCGCTCGCCGACCACCCCGCCACGGCGCCGCTCGCCACCGAAGTCGACGCGGAGGGAGGCCTCGACACCGGCGCCCCGGACCACCTCACTGCCGCGTACGTGCCCAACGTCCGCCCCGCGCGCGCCTGGAGGCACATCCCCACCGCCGCCTACTGGGGGCAGTCCGACTTCCAGGGCATCGAGGGCCTGATGGACGCCCTCGACGAGACGTACAGCTCGTGGATGCGGGACGTGCAGAACGGCAAGGGCCGCATCATCGTCGCCCAGTCCATGCTCGACTCCCTCGGCCCCGGCCAAGGCGCCGCATGGTCTGAGGAGCGGCGGATCTACACCGGGCTGAGCATGCTGCCGCGCCCGGGAGACCCGAGCCCGATCACCGACGTCCAGTTCGAGATCCGCGTCCAGGAGCACGCCGACACCTGCCGCGCCCTCATCGAGCAGGCCGTACGGCAGGCCGGCTACTCGCCGTCCACGTTCGGGGAGACCGGAGACGGGGCCGCGGTGACCGCCACGGAGATCAAGGCCCGTGAGCGCCGGTCGATGACGACCCGGGGCCGGAAGGCCATGTACTGGGACCCGGGGATCGCCGCGATCAGCTCCGCCTACCTGGCGGTGCTCGCCGGGGAACGGTTCCGCGTCGATGGGCTCGCCCTGGAGCCGCCGCGGGTGGAGTTCCAGGACTCGATCACCGAGGGCCCGAAGGAACTGGCTGAGACGGCGGAGCTGCTGTCGCGGGCGATGGCGGCCTCGCGGGAGACGCTCGTGCAGATGGTCCACCCCGACTGGGACGACGAGCGCGTCAAGGCGGAGGTGGCCCGGCTGAAGGACGAGCAGGAGGTGGCCGACCCCGCCCAGATCGGTGCCGAGGGTCCCGGGTTCCCGCCGCCCGTCGGCGGCACCGACGAGGGCCCTGCCGGAGAGGAGTAGCCGATGGCGGTCTCCCCTGCGATGGCCGAGGATCTCGCCACCGAGGTCGCGCGCCTGTACGAGGACGCCGAGGCCGCGCTCCTCGAACGCATCGCCAAGGCCCTCGAAGCGGACCTCGGCTCGCCGCGGTGGGCTGAGCTGAAGCTCGCCGCGATCGGGAACCTCCGTACGGCAGTCGAGACGGTCACCGACGCGCTCCAGACCGACACCGACGGCGCCGTACGCCGGGCCCTGGTTGAGGCGTACAACCGAGGCCGTCAGGCTGCCGTCGCCGAGCTGGGGGCGCTGGACATCGGCCGTGAGCTGGTGGCCCGCGAGGCGGTCCCGAACGCTCCGGCCGTGGACCGGCTGGCCGCGAGCATGGCGCAGGACACCCGGCCGGTGTACGCGCGGATCACGCGCGCGGTCGTGGACGGGTACCGGCGCGTGGTGGCGCGGGCGTCCGGGAACGTGCTGCTCGGCACGATGACCCGCCGAGACGCTGCGCAGCGGGCCCTCAACGAGTTCGCCGCCCGCGGCGTCACGGCCTTCACGGACCGGGCGGGCCGAAACTGGGAGATGGCCAGTTACGCCGAGATGGCCGTCCGTTCGGTGACCGCGCGGGCTGCTGTCGACGGGCACGTGGACGCACTCGCTGAGATCGGCGTGGGGCTGGTCATCGTGTCGGACGCCCCGCTGGAGTGCCCGCTGTGCCGCCAGTGGGAGGGCGAGGTGCTCTCGCTGTCCGGGCCGTCCGGGCCGCACACGGTCCGTGCCGAGCACCTCGATCCGCCGCAGCAGCCCCGCCGGGGGCTCCTCCGCCTCCGGGGCCCAGCGCCCACGGTCGCGGTGCACGTGGCCGGGAGCCTGCTGGAGGCCCGCGCGGCTGGCCTGTTCCACCCGAACTGCCGGCACTCGCTGAGCGCCTATCTGCCGGGCGTGACGACCCGTCCGCCGCATCACGCGACTCCGGGCACGACGTACGAGGACACGCAGCGTCAGCGGGAGATCGAGCGGCACATCCGCCGCTGGAAGCGGACCCAGGCCGCCGCGATGGACGAGCCGACCCGCCGCCGCGCGGGCGTGTACGTCCGCAAGTGGCAGGCCGCGCAACGTGAGCACGTGGCCGCGCACGAGTACCTGCGCCGCAAGCCTCAGCGCGAGCAGATCGGTGCCGCGCGCTGACCCCAAGTTTCCCGGCATCCGCCGCACGGCGACCGCCGGACATCCCGCACGGGAGATCAACATGCGCAAGAAGACGCTGGCCCGCATGTCCGGGGCTACCTGGTTCGACCCCTTCGGGCGGGACGTGTTCCCCCCTTTCGCTCCGGTCCTCTGCGTGGATGGCAGCGGAGAGGGCGGCGGCGGCTCCGGATCCGCGTCGAGCGGACAGGCCGGATCTGACGGGCAAGGCCAGTCCGGACAGGGCGGCGACGGCGCTGCTGGTCAGGGCTCCGGCCAGGACGGACAGCAGTCCGGACAGGGATCCGGGCAGTCCGGATCAGGCTCCGGAGACGGCGACACCACCGACTGGAAGGCACTCGCCCGCCAGTGGGAGAAGCGCGCCAAGGAGAACAAGGACGCTGCCGACGAGCGCGACAAGCTCAAGGCCTCCCAGATGAGCGACCAAGAGAAGGCGGTCGCAGAGGCAGAGACGCGGGGCCGCACGGCCGCCGCCCTCGAACACGGCAAGGAACTGGCCGCGTCGCGCTTCGAAGCCGCCGCCGCCAAGGCCGGCGTGAACCTCGGCGACGCCACCGACCTGATCGACACCGCACGGTTCGTCGACAAGGACGGCAAGGTCGACAACGACGCCATCACGGCCGCCGTGAAGAAGCTCGCCAAGCTCGCCCCCAAGGGCGCCGGCCGGTCCGGCGGCGACATGGGCGGCGGCAGCGGATCCGGCGACCAGGGCGCCTCTCTCGACAAGCAGATCGAGGACGCCACGAAGGCCCGGAACTTCTCCGAGGTCATTCGACTCAAGCGGCAGAAGGCCGCACAGACGACGTAAGGAGTAGGCCATGGCCGGTATCACCGGGATGGGCACCACCTTCAACCTCCCCAACTACGCGGGCGAGCTGTTCGCGCTCACCCCCGAGGACACCCCGCTGCTGTCGGCCATCGGCGGTCTCACGGGCGGCGGCATGACGACCGCCGTCGAGTTCGAGTGGCAGACCTACGACCTGCGCGACCCGGCGCAGCGCACCAAGGTGGAGGGCGACACCGCTCCGACCGCCGAGGGCCGCGCCCGGGCGAACGTGCGGAACATCGCCCAGATCCACCAGGAGAAGGTCAGCGTCTCGTACACCAAGCAGGCTGCGATCGGGCAGCTCGCCACCCCCGGCTCGGCGCCGTTCCGCAGCACGGACGGCTCCAACCCCGTCTCCAACGAGCTGGACTGGCAGGTCGCGCAGAAGCTGAAGGAGATCGCGCTGGACGTGAACTACAGCTTCATCAACGGCAGCTACTCCAACCCGACCACGAACGCCACGGCCCGCAAGACCCGCGGACTGCTGGAGGCGATCACCACCAACCGGATCGCCAAGGGCACCGCGGTGACCGGCGCGACGTCGGCGACGGACACGATCACCTCGACGGGCCACGGCCTGTCCGACGGCAACAAGATCGTGTTCACGAACACGTCCACCGCGACGAACATCGTCGCCGGCCGGGTGTACTACGTGGACGCGATCGACGCGAACACCTTCAAGGTGGCCACTACCAACGGCGGCACCGCGCTCACCCTGGGCACCACCACCGGCCTCGCCTTCACGAAGCCGTGGGCGACCGCCCTGACCGGCGACCACGTCAACGACCTGCTCCAGCTCGCCTACGACAACGGCGGCATCAGCGAGCAGGAGACCGCGACGCTGCTGTGCAACAGCATCCAGAAGCGCGCCGTCACCAAGGCGTTCGCCTCCCAGTACGGCCAGTACCAGGAGACGAGCCGCAACGTCGGCGGTGTCAACATGACCACGATCGTCACGGACTTCGGCACGCTCAACGTGATGATGGACCGGCACATGCCCCAGGACACGCTGACCGCGGTGTCACTGGAGCAGCTGATGCCCGTCTTCCTCAACGTGCCTGGCAAGGGCGTGTTCTTCGAGGAGCCGCTCGCGAAGACGGGCGCCTCGGACGAGGTGCAGCTGTACGGCGAGATCGGCCTGAAGTACGGGGCCGAGCGCGCGCACGCGGTCATGACCGGGCTGGTGATCTGAGCGTGGCCATCTACCAGCGTGGCGCGGGCGCTCATGTCGCCGAGCGGGTGCAGCCCGAGCCGGGCAGCGCCGAGGAGGAGCGACTCGAAGAGCTGGTGGCCAAGGGTGAGGGCGGCTGGCACCGCGTTGCCGAGGCGGAGCCGGAGGAGCCCGAGCAGCAGGAGGAGAAGGAACCGACCCCGGCTCCGCCGCCTCCGGCCGCACCCGAACCGGCCCCGGAGCCGGTCCCCGAGCGGCCGGCGAAGTCGGCGAACAAGGCGGAATGGGTGGCCTACGCCCAGGCCGTCGCCCCCGAGACCGGTGGGCTGGACGAGCTCACCAAGGACCAGCTCATCGAGCTGTACGGAGGTGACTCCTGATGACGCTCACCAGCGGCTACAGCATCGCGCTCAGCGCCGACCTCACCACGGCGCTGGACCTGGCCAACGGGTCAGTACCCCTGTCCATCCGGCGCGCGGTCAACCTGACCAGCGGAACGGGAGCGGGCAAGGCCGACAAGGCCTTCCACGACCGGCGCACGCTCGCCGCGTCAGCAACGGAGGATCTCGACCTGGCTGGCGTCCTCAGCGACGCGTTCGGGCAGGCGATCACCTTCGCCCGGATCAAGCTGCTGTACGTCGCGGCGGCCGACGCCAACGTGAACAACGTGATCGTGGGTAACGCGGCAGCCAACGGCTTCGTGAGCTGGGTGGGCGGCGCTGCCCACACGGTGACGGTCCGGCCCGGAACCTTCCTCGCTCTCGGCGCTGGCTCCGGGGACGCCACCGGCTACGCGGTGGCCGCAGGGACCGCGGACCAGCTGCGGATCGGGAACTCCGGTGCGGGCACGTCGGTCACGTATGACGTCGTGCTCATCGGCGCGAGCGCGTAGGGGGGGTGCCCGGTGGCCAGCAGGATCTACGCGACCAGCGCGGAGTACCAGACGTACACCGGGCAGACCCCGCCCTCGGACATCGACCAGCTGTTGCGGGACGCCTCGCGGATGCTCACCGCCGAGGTGATCCGGCTGTGCTGGTACGAGGTCGACGAGGACGGGGACCCCTCCAACACGCTGGTGCAGGAAGCCTTCCGCGACGCCGTCTGTGCTCAGGTGTCGTGGTGGGGGGAGCTGGGCGACTCCACAGGGGCGTCCGCGGTCGGCTGGGGCTCTGTCAGGCTGGGCTCGGCGCAGCTGTCCCGGTCGGTCACGGCCACGTCGGGGGCTGCATCCCCGGCGCGGGAGATCGCCCCAGCAGCGTGGGACGTCCTCCGGAGCGACGACCTCACCCCGGACATCTTCCGACTGGGGGCGGTGTCGTCGTGAAGCTCCCCGGGTTCCTCCTCCGCCACGAGGTGACCGTGGAGGCGAAGCAGGGCGAGGGCCCCTACGGCTCGACGTACGCCGCCCCGGTCGCCGTGCGCTGCTTCCTGGAGCAGAAGACCCGCCTCGTCCGCAGCGCCGACGGGGACGAGGTCGTGTCGTCCTCGACGGCGTACTGCCAGCTCGACGCCATCGAGAAGCCGCCGCCCAAGAGTCGGGTCACGCTGCCCGACGGGACGAAGACGAAGGTCATCGAGGCCCATCGGAACGACGGCGGCGGACTGCCCACGCCCGACCACTTCGAGATTCATCTGGAGTAGGGAGGCGACGGTGCCGCAGTACGCGCGGATGGCGTGGCACGGGCGCCGCCTGTGGACCTCCCGCGGGCGCGCGCAAGCGTCCCTCGGGCTCCAGCGGGCGCTGGAGCACACCCTCGGGGTGTCCAAGCGGCTCGTCCCGCTGGAGGAAGGCACCCTCGAACGGTCTGGCCGGGTCAACATGTTCGGCCAGCTCGAAGGCCAGATCACCTACGACACCGTGTACGCCGTCAGGCAGCACGAAGAGGTGACCTGGAAGCACCTCCCCGGCCGCCAGGCCAAATACCTGGAGCAGCCGATGAACACCGAGCGGGACGTCATGCTCCGGCTGATGGCCGTGCCGCTCTCCCGCTGGCTCCGCGGTTGACCCTCCGTATCCCGAGCCCCCGCCCGCGCGGGGGCTTTCGCACGCGCCCGGGAGGTGAGCCGTGGGCTACACGACCCAGCTCCTGAACGGTCTCGCCGCGCACATCGCGGACGCCGGCCTCGCCACGTTCCGGCCGGACGGCGTCTACGAGGACGACGAGACCGGGGTCATCTTCACGGTGGTGCCCGAAAAGCCTGACCGGGTCATCGTCCTGACCGCCTACCCCGTCGAGGACACCGAACTCAGCGACGCGATCACCGGGATTCAGGCCCGCATGCGGTGCGGCCGGGACCCGCGCGACGTCGACGACCTTGCCGACGACCTGTTCGGCCTGCTTCACAACGCGGAGGGCCTCGTCCTGGGCGGGGTCCGTGTGTCTCTGATCTGGCGGCAGTCGCAGGCCCTGCTGGGCCAGGACGCCCACGGGCGCATCGAGCTGTCTGCCAACTACTACGCGCGCACGACGCGCCCTTCACCCCACCTGTACGAGTAGGAGGACTGCGTCATGTCGACGCCGACCGAGACCGCCCTTGCGCGCCGCTGGCGCCTCCAGATCGACATGTCTGCCGCGCAGGACGGCAGCGACTGGCAGAACTGCGTAGGCATCACCGGCTTCAACTGGACGGCCGAGCCGAACATCGAGGACGACACCGAGTACGACGACGAGGGCTGGGGCGGCAACACCAAGACCGGGCAGGACTGGGAGGTCGTGGCGACCTTCAACCGGAAGCACACCCCGGACGAGACCGCCTACAGCCCCGTCCACGAGAAGATCCGCACCGCGTTCTTCGCGTACGGCGCCGCCAACAAGATCCACCTCCGGTTCTTCGACCGCAACGGGCTGCCCGAGGCGTACGAGGGCAAGGCGATCCCGGCCTGGGAGCCGCAGAACGACGAGGCCCGCGACCTCGACCAGGTCCAGGTCACGTTCACCGGTGACGGCCCGCTCACCCCGATCACGAACCCGGTGACCCCCTGATGGCGGGCGGCTTCAAGGTTCTGGAGGAGTTCCTCGGCGACTGCCTGGAACTCCCGGTGCGCTGCACGGACGGCGAGCTGCGGACCTTCCGCATCCCGTCGCCTCCGGCCGAGGTCGGCCTGAAGATCGAGACGATCATGACCGAGGGCCTCCGCGCGGCCGAGGGAGGAGCCCCGCTCGACAGCGAGGCCCTCGACGACGCCGGCGAACTCGACCTCTACCGGATGGCGCTGGGCTCGGCGTACGACGACGTGCACAAGCACCTCGAATGGTCCCGCTTCCGGCACGTGGCGATGACGTCCGTCATGTGGATCACCGGGGGCCTCGACCTCGCCGAGCAGTACTGGAACTCGGACGGCGACCCAAAAGTGGCGCAGGCGGCACAGAATCGGGCGGCCCGGCGCTCATCGGCTGCGGCGAACGGGACGAAGCCACGGGCCTCTACGAGTGGTACGAGTACCCGAAGGGCTACCGGCCGCGCCCGAAAGGCCGCTCAGACCTGACCTGGGCCGACCTCCTTGAGGAGTGGGCCCTCATCGAGGCCGACCTCCATCAGGTCTACGGCATCGACCTCTCCTCCCCGGGCCTGATGCAGGCCCGCTCCTGGCGCTGGCTCAAGACCCGCATCCTCGGCCTGCTCTCCGTCGAGTGCCGGCTCCAGCGCCGCTTCGCGCCTCCCGAACCCAACCAGCCGAAGGGAGGCCGGCGTCGTGGCGCTCAACCTCGGTGAACTCGTCGCGGGTCTCCGCGCGGACGAGAGCGACTTCGTCCGTGGAATGAACGAGGCCGAGCTTGCCATGCGGGGCCTGGTCCGCGATGCCGACGGCCAGCTCCGCGACCTGCGGGGCCGGTTCGTCACCGACTCCGAGGCCATGGGCCGGTCCCTGTCCGGCCGGATCGGGCAGGGCGCGCGCCAGGCCGTCTCCGCGCTGGCCAAGGTCGGCCCGGCCGTCGCGGGCATCGGTGTCGGGCTGCCCGTCGTGGCTGCCGTCACAACCGGGCTCCTCGGCCTGGCGGCCGGGGCCGTCTCGGCAGGGCTGGCGGTGAAGGCGTTCCAGCTCGCCGCCAAGCCGCAGCTGGAGAAGGTCACCGAAGTCACCCAGCTCGCCGAGGAGGCGCAGAAGGCCGCCGCGGACGGTGCGACGGACGCGGCGGAGAAGCAGAAGGCGTACGCGGATGCCCTCGCCGAACTCCCGCCGGCCACCCAGGACACGGCCAAGGCGTTCATCGGCCTGAAGCGGGACTACAAGGGCTGGTCGGACGAGATGTCCGGCACGACGATGCCGCTGTTCACCAAGGGCATCGAGATCCTCCGGTCGCTGCTGCCGTCGCTGACGCCGTTCGTGAAGGCGGCGGCCGGGGCGATCGGCGGGTTCCTTGACGATGTGGCGGCCGGGGTGAAGTCGGCCGGCTTCAAGGAGTGGGCGGCGGACATGGCCGCGGCGTCGGGCCCGGCCCTGTCGAACTTCCTGGCGTTCATCAAGAACCTCGCCGTGGGGTTCATGGCCCTGCTTCAGGCGTTCCTTCCGACGTCGCAGAAGATGACCGGCGGACTGGTCAGCATGTCGGCGGCGTTCGCGTCCTGGGCGCAGTCTCTGAAGGGCTCGGAGGGGTTCGCGCAGTTCCTGGCGCTGGCCCGAGAGGGTGGTACGACGCTCGGCCAACTGGCGCTCGCCGTCGGCAATCTGCTGGTGGCGCTCGGCCCGCTGATCGGAATCACCACGCAGGTGGCGCTGGCGCTCGCGCGTGTCATCAACGCGCTGCCGCCGGACGTGCTGTCGGTGCTGGCCACCGTGATCGGCACGGTCGTCGTCGGCATGAAGCTGTGGGCGGTCGGCGCCCGGGTGGTCGCTGCGGTGAACGCTCTGATGGCGGCCTCTGCGTACCGGGCTGCGGCCGGGTGGGTGCGGATGGCAGCCGTCGGGGTCGGCGCCTACGCGCGCACTGCGGCGGCCGCGACGGCGGCGGGGGCCCGCGCGGCGGCGGCGTGGGTGCGGGCGGCTGCGGCGAGCGTCGCGGCGTTCGTACGGATGGCTGTCGCGGCGACGGTGTCGGCCGCGCGGACGGCTGCGGCCTGGCTGGGCTCGGCTCTGGCGGCGTCCGCTACGTGGGTGGCGGCGGTCGTCCGGGCCGGGATCACCAGCGCGGCGACGTTCCTGATGATGGCGGCCCGCGCGGTGGTGTGGGCGGCGACGATGGCGGCCTCGTGGATCATCGCGATGGGCCCGGTCGGCTGGATCATCGCCGCCGTGATCGCCCTGGCCGTGCTGATCTACGCCTACTGGGACGAGATCAAGGCGTTCACGATCGCCGCCTGGAACGCGGTCTGGTCGTGGATCAAGGGCGTTGCTCAGAAGGTCTGGGATCTCTTCCTGAACTGGACGATCGCCGGGCTGATCATCAAGCACTGGGACACGATCAAGTCGAAGACGATCGCCGCCTGGAACGCCATCGTCAACTGGGTGAAGCAGATCCCCGGCTGGATCTACCAGGCGTTCCTGAACTGGACGGTCCTCGGGCTGCTGATCAAGCACTGGAACTCGATGAAGTCGGCCACGATCAGCCGGGCGACCGCGCTGATCGCCTTCGTCAAGACCATCCCGGGCCGGGTCAGGTCCGCCCTGAGCAACCTCGGCAGCGTCCTCGTCGGCGCCGGCCGGGCGCTGATCCAAGGGTTCATCACCGGCATCAAGAACATGCTCGGCTCGGTGAAGTCCGCGGCCTCCAGCGTGGTCAGCGCGGCGCGGGAGTACTTCCCGTTCAGCCCCGCCAAGCGCGGTCCGTTCTCCGGCCGGGGCTACACCAGCTACTCGGGCCAGGCCCTGGTGGGCGACTTCGCGAAGGCCATCGCGGGCGGCACCCCGGGCGTCAGGTCGGCGCTGAACGGTCTGTCCGGCATGGCCGCCTCCCAACTGGCGGGCCTTCCCGGGCTGGACGCCTCGATGTCGGCTCTCGTGGCCGCCCCCACCGGCATGCAGCCCATCATGGCGGGCGCCGCTGCCGGGGCGGCTGTGGGCGGGGGGCGTCTGGTCCGGGTGGACCTCGGCGGCGAGCTGGGCGACGCGATCGTCGGGATCCTCCGCACCAAGATCGGCGCCGGGTCGGGCGGCGACGTTCAGCTGTACCTCGGCAAGGAGGGGTGACATGGCGTTCCCCGAGGACCCACTCGGCCTGCGCGTGGAGATCCAGCCGGGCGGGTCGTGGACGGACATCACCGGCCGCTGCAAGACTGCGGCGCCGATCGTCCACGCGCGCGGCATCCGCAACAAGGGCGCCGTCGCGGAGACCGCGAACGTCCCCTTGATGATCGACAACAAGGATGGCGCGTTCTCCCCCCGCAACCCCATGTCGCCGTACGACCTCACCGTCAACACGCCTGTCCGCCTGTGGCTGCCCGACGGCGTCCACTTCCTCGACCTCGACGGCCAGCCCGCCAACTACGCCACCACCCCCGACCACGCCGCGCTGGACATCACCGGCGACCTCGACCTCCGATGGGAAGGCGAGGCCAACTGGTACGGCCCGGGTGCCCAGTTCCTGATCGGGAAGTGGGGGGCGGCCGGGCAGCGCTCGTACCACATGCGCATCCAGGACGGCTCCCTCTACCTGCACCTGGGCCGCGACGGCACGAGCGGCCCGAACGGGTTCTGGGCCCTGCCCGTGCTCCCCGAACGGGCCGCGCTGCGAGCCACGATCGCGGGCGGCGACACCATCCGCCTGTACTGGGCCACCTCGATCGCCGGGCCCTGGACCCAGTTCAGCGACGACCTCGTCCTGACCAGCCCCCTCACCGGAGGCATCTTCGTCAGCACCGCCCCGCTGACGATCACCCCCAGCCAGCTGGACGTCACCCCGCCCCGCAAGGCCCTGGACGGCAAGGTCTACAAGGCCGAGGTCCGCTCCGGCATCGGCGGCACGGTGGTGGCCTCCCCGGACTTCACCGCCCGGCCACTGGGCACGGCGGGCTTCACCGACTCCGCCGGCCGGACGTGGTCGTACGCCGGGACCGCCGGCATCGCCGACCGCCGAGAGATCTTCGTCGGGGAGATCTCCAACTGGCCGCAGCGATGGACCCCGGCGGCGAAGACGATCTGGACGCCCGTCACGGCGGCCGGGATCATGCGGCGCCTCGCGCAGGGCCAGAAGCCCCTCGACAGCACCCTGCGGCGCCGCATCCCGTCCGGGAACCCGATCGCGTACTGGCCGATGGAGGAGGACAACCTCGCCTCCCGCGCCTACTCGCCGATCGCCGGCGTCACCCCGGCCGCCATGACGGGC